AGATGAACTACTTGGTTTTTTAGGATTTAGAAAAGTACCATTAGATATAGAAAAAAACTTTGAATTTAAACTTACTGATTACATGGAATCTAAAAGAAATGAAGGTAAAAAAATATTTGAAGAATTAAGAACAGGTGATCCTATAAATGATCCTAATAAATTAATTAGACAATACTTTGAAGCAAACAAATCTTTTTATGAAGACATGAGTAAATTTAGAAGAGTATATGATGCTGTTAAAGTTTTAGGAATGAGAGATGCTAAAATTGAAGAGATCATGGGAAAAAGAAATCAAGGACCATTATATAGTGATATAGAAAATAATAAATTTTTCCCTATACTAATTACAAAAGGACAAATTATAGGTGTTAAAGAATTAGCCGAAGACAAGGGTATACCAGATATTTTTTCAAGAGAAGTAGAACGAATGATTGAAAGAATGGAAAATGATATGATGAGATTAAAACTTAATCAAGATTTTGAGTTAGATATAGAAAATTATTTATTAGACACTACAGTTGAAACATCTGAATTAATAACACCACCACTACCTAAAAATGTAGTAGATACCGCTGTTAGCCCTGCTGTTGTAAATAGTGGACAAACAGCGCAACTGAATGACGGATTGACCAGAGCTGAGAATGCTTTACTATCTGAAGAAGAAAAACAAATAAAATTAAGATCAAGAGGAATGCTAACATAATGCCCGCAGGAGATAAACTAAAACCAAAGAGTACAAGAGAACATTTATTATCTATATACGGATATATTACAGGTATCAAAAAAGATATGAAACATATGCACGAAGGTATTCACGATTTGGGCGGTAAGATAGACAAGATCTATTGGGTGGTATTGGGTACTGTTGGGGCAGTATCACTTCTGTTGCTAGAAAAAGTTATAGACAAAGGACTTTTTTAAATCCATTCTTTTAGTTCTTCACCCATAATCTCAGTTGCAATATTAACTTTTTTACGTAAAGCTTTAACAACTTTTTCATCAATAGTTTCTTCTGTCATTATATCAATGTAAGTCATAGGTTTTTCTTGTCCAATACGATCTATCCTAGCTTCAGACTGTTGACGTTTTTCTAAATCATAACCATTTGAAAAATAAATCATTGTACTTGCAGCTGTTAATGTAATACCATATCCGCCGGTTTGTGTAGTTCCTACAAAAAATCTACACTTGTCATTCTCTTGAAACTTCTTTATATTGTCTTGCCTATCTTCTTGAGGAGTTAGACCATAATAATCTACCACTGTTCCCTCACCAAATTTTTTAGTTATCTCTTTTATTATTCTTTGAACATCTTTTTGATAGTGAGACCAAATAACAACCTTACCTTCTACTTCATCTAAAATATCTAATAGTTCATCAACACGTCTTGATGGAATCTCTTGAACAGATCCATCATCAGCTGTAAAATGTCCACAAGTAATTTGATGCAATCTCATTAACTGAACCATTACAGTGGAGGTCGTAACTGATTTACCTTCTAACTGAGCCATAGCATATTTTTTCATTTCTTTATAAACTTTTTCTTGAGGACCTGTCATAGTCACCATACGTTTCATATAAGTTTTAGATGGTAAATCTAAACAATCGTCTTTTAAAACTCTTTCAGAGAAAGGTTGAATTTTTTCTGATAGCTCACCTAAGTTTCTATATCCTACTACAACATTTACAGAACGTGAACCTAAGTTAATAGATTTCATAACTGAGTAACGAGCTCTAAACGTGTAATAGGATTGATGATCCAGGTACCAGGGATCAAGAAAGGCACATTGAGAAAACAAATCTAATGGTGAATTAGTAACAGGAGAACCAGTTAATATTCTTCTGTACTGAGCTAAGTCTCTTAAACCTACTATGTTTCTAGTTCTTTTAGCAGTAGGAGTTTTTATAGTTGTAGATTCATCGATAGCCATCATTGCTTTGTGAGATGATAAAAATCTACGTGCAAATTCTTTTCCAAAATCGTATGAGAAAGCTTCAACATTCATTATTAAAATATGAAACTCTGTACCTGTTTGAAACAAGATGTTTAATTTTTTAACTTGTTCTCCAGACTTATCAGAGCTTTTCCACAATACCATTTTCTTTTCAATATGGTCTGGTAGGTGTTTAGGAATCTCGGACTCATACCAGTTTTTATACACACCTTTTGGAGCTATCAGTAATAGCCCATTTATATCGCCCTTATCATAAAGCATCGCGCAGTTATCTATTAAAACCTTAGATTTACCTGTACCCATTTCCATGAAGTAAGCAAAATTTTCTTGCTCCCAAGAACGCTCTAACGCTTTGAGTTGATGCGCATAAGGCTTTGATTTAAACTTGTAGTTAATCATTTACTTTTCTTTCTAAGAATGTATATATAGGATAAAAGAATAAAGTCAATATGAAAATATCAGATCACCCTAAACAACATAAGAGCAAAGTGTATTTGATTCAAGAAATACCAGGTACTTCAAAAGGAGAACCTAAATATAATATTTTAGGGGCACAGAAATATGGCGATATCGTGACAATCCTACCTGAATTTTCTCAAATGATTTTATCTCCCGGTCCTTTAATACACAAACTTAGAACGCTTCTAAAGAACTACACGTCAAACGATTATTTATTATTATCAGGTGACCCTGCAATCATAGGTGTTGTATGTTCAATTGTGGCAGACACCACTAATGGTAAATACAAGTTATTGAAATGGGACCGTCAAGAAAAAACTTATTATCCAATAGAAATAAATATCCATCATAAATAGTTGACACTATAAAATAAATCTCTATATTGTTATTGCGAATTAAATATTAAAACAATAAAACAATAAGGAGTACTATGAAAGATATCAATCTTAGACAAGATGCACCATCGCAAGTGTCACAAGTCAACCCAGAAAAAATCTCAGAAGAGATTAAAAAACTTCAAGACGTTCAACAAGAAATTCTCAACAAAGAAAACGAAATAAAAGAATTGAAAGATAAAGAGAATTACATAGGTGGAGTTACCATTCCAGATTTAATGAAAGAATTAAATTTAAAAACTATGAAGTTACAAGACGGATCAGAATTATCCGTTGCTAATAAATTTTTTGCATCTGTTAAAGCAGATAAAAAAATAGATGCATACAACTGGCTTCGTTCAGCGGGTTTAGGCGATATTGTGAAAAATGAAATCACAGTTCGTTTTGGCCGTGAAGAAGACAACAAGGCGCAGCAATATGCTACCCTTGCAAAAGGTCAAGGTTATGATCCGGAACAAAAAGTTTCTGTTCATGCTGGAACCTTGCGATTAACTCTGGAGGATTATCATACACGTGGTGGTAAAATTCCTTCAGAGTTTTTCAACACGTTTGAAAAAAATCAAACGCAACTTAAAAACAAACCAAAACAATAGACTAACAACCTAATAGGAGGATATATGGATAGTCAAGTAGCAACAAAGAATAGTGCAGGTGCACTAGCTAATATAAATCTCAGAGCAGATTCAGGTAAAGGAGCTGAAGAGATTAAGTCGGATGATGTATCAACACCGATCTTAAAAATTCTTCATCAACTTTCTCCAGAGTGTAATGAGAGAGACGCCAAACATGTAGCGGGCGCAAAACCAGGAATGATTTACTCATCTGGTTTCGGTTCGTTAATAGCAAGCGATAAAGGTCTAGATGTGGTGATAGCTCACACACAGACTAGATACCCTGAATGGCAAGAGCGAGGCGACAGTGCTTCTGCTCCTGTTGGAACTCACATCGAGATTCCTGCGGAAGCCAAAGAGGAAAAAAATGGTAGATATAGATTACCAAATGGTAACTATGTTGAGAAGACTGCATACTTCTATGTGCTAGCAATGGCAGATGGTGAAGTAAAACCAGCGGTCATACCAATGAGATCGTCAAATCTTTCTCCAGCTAGAGAACTAAACAATATGATCAAGAATCTTAGATTCTCTGATGATAAAGGTTCTTTCAACCCTGCATCATATGCAGCAGTTTATAATTTAAAAACTGTTGGCAGAACAGCGGGTAGTAAAAGCTGGCATGTCTACAAACCATCAAGAGTTAGAAATCTTGATATTGGTAATAAAGATGATGCAGCGTTATATGAAGTAGCACAATCACTTCAGAAAACTGTATCTAAAGGTGCAGCTAAACCAAAATACGATGCACCCAAAGCCAATACTGGAGACATAGTATAATAGAGTTACCTTAAAGTAACACTTGCGAGAAGGGCGGCGAAGCTAGCGTGGACCCGCCCTTAATAAAGATATGGAAGAATTTAAGAAATATTTTACAGGATTAACACGAGACTTTGGTTTCTGCAATGTAGAGAACGGCTACATAGATGAAAACACAGGTAAACTAAAAATTGATCCGGGGGATTATGGCTGGGCTCACAGAGCGATCAGTGATGAAGATTACAATAAACATTTAAATGGTAAAGTTTCAATAGGATTACAACCTTGTGATGATGAAAGCACATGTTCATTCGGAGCAATTGATGTGGATCCTAATAACTATTCTGATTTTAATATAGGAAAGTTTTTACAGATTATAGATAAAAAAGATTTACCTGTTATACCCATCAAATCAAAAAGTGGTGGACTACATATTTATATTTTTACAAAAGAAAAAGTACCTGCCACATTAATTAGAGAAGTATTACAAAATTTATTATTTTTATTTGGGTTATCATCTAAGACAGAGATATATCCTAAACAAACTAAACTAGGTAAAAACCAGAATGGTGAAAAAACGGTAGGTAGTTTTATTAATTTACCATACTTTAAAAAGGTAGAACGTGTAGCACTTAAAGCTGATGGCAGTGAAATAAAATACGAAGATTTTTTAAATGTTGTTAATGCAAATTTACAAACTCAAAAATCATTAAAAGAATTAATAAATGAAAAAGTAAATGATGAACTGACTGGTGGACCTGAAGATTTAATAGATGGACCTCCATGTTTGCAAGTTATATGCAAACAGGTTAAGGAATCAGGAAACAAATTAAAAGATGAAAGAGATAGATTTTTATTTAACTACATGGTTTTTTGTAAAAAGAAATACCCAGAGTCTTGGGATAAAAAAGTTTTAGCTGCAGCTAGAGATTATATTTTATATGATGAGATATGGGGAGATGAGAAAGTAAAAGAAAAAATAAAATTTTGGAAAAACGACACCGCAGGTCATACTTGTTATGATCTTCCTATCTCTGCCTATTGTGCGAAAGGTGTATGTATTAAAAGAAAGTTTGGTATAGGAAGTAATAGAGATACACACTGGCCTCAATTATCTAACTTAATTAAAATAACTTATAGACCTGAGCCTGAATATTTTTTTGATGTAGAACTAGGTAATAATGATGTGGTTCAGGTCCATGCAAAAAATATTAGTAGAATGGATGAAGTAAAACAAATGCGTAAACTCGTTGCAGATAACACAAGTATCTTTCCACCAATAATAAAACAAAACGAATTTCAAAAAATACTAGATGGACTATGGGCAACTAAAAAAGATATGCCTCCACCAATAGGAACTAATCCTATAGAAATATTAAAAGAAGCTTTGATAGAGTATGTAAATGGACCTGAAGCTAAATCACACTCTGCATTTGAAAGTGGTTCAGTGTTAATTGAAGAGGACCATTATTATTTTGTGTTTCAAAAATTTTTCGAAGAACTTAAACGAGGTGACTGGGCTCAAAAAAGAGATAGAACTGCTCATCTTATTAGACAACATTTCAAAGGAGATTTTGATTGCAAGAAAAGATTTCCAAAAGGAGAAAACAAAGATTCTTTTCCACAGCTCAGAGTATTAAAACTACCTGTGGAAGGATTAACCAAAGAAGAAACGCCGGACGAAAAGGTAGAAATAGAAGATAAAAAGGAGATAGTATGACCAAACCAATACCAAGTGTATGTGTTTCATTACCAACATATGATCAAATGCATACCGCAACATGTTTATCATTAATTAAATTATTTGATAAATTTACTGCTGCAAAAATAAAAGGGACCATCAATACATTTAAATGTCCATACATAGGATATTCTAGAAATACATTAGCTGCATTGTTTTTACAATCAGGTTTTGATTATCAATTGTTTGTAGATGCTGACGTAGAGTTTGAACCTGATGTAGTAGGACGAATGATAATATCTGAAAAAGATTTTATTTGTTGTCCTTACAGAAAAAAGACACAAGACAACTCAGTTAAGTTTTCAGTTAACTTTGAAAAACACGATGAAATTAAAATTGATAACCAAGGCCTATGCGAAATTAAAAGAGGACCTGCAGGGTTAACTTTAATTCATAAAAAAGTTTATGAAAAACTTATGTCAAAACATCCAGAGTTAAAGATTAATAATTATGGAGGTATTAATAAAGATGCTTCTAGATTTTTATATAATTTTTGGGAACCTGAGTTTAAAGATAATATATGGATAGGTGAGGATGTAAAATTTTGTGATCTAGCTAGAGAAGCTGGATTTAAAATACATGCTTTAGTAGATGGTGAAACAGTTCATCATGGAACCATGGGATATAAAGGTAAACTTATTGATAGTTTTTCTAAATTCAATGGCAAAGCTGACTAAAATATTTGGTCCACCTGGAACAGGTAAGACTCACAGATTACTTCAAAGGGTAAAAGCATATGTTCGAACTGGTACTCCATATCACCAGATCGGATATTTTGCCTTTACTAAAAAAGCCTCTGGGGTAGCGAGGGATAGGGTGGGAGTTTCGGAAAAACAAGTTCCGTACTTCCAAACTATCCATGCGTTTTGTTTTCACAGATTAAATATGAATGAAGAACAAATCATGCAGCCCTATAACTATGAAGAGATAGGAAAGCTGTTAGGCATTAGAGTAAATTACTCTGATAAATATAATGATGAAGAGACACATTATTTAACTTGTAACAATCCTTATTTTCAAATGATAGGTAAAGCTATTAACCTGGATATAAATGTAAGAGATTTGTTTGATAAAAATGAACACGATAGAAAACAAGTTGGGTGGACTCAATTAAAAAACATAGCTCTTAATTTAGAAAGATATAAACAAATAAATGAGTTAATGGACTTTAATGATTTGATTAAATCATTGATAGATAAACCAGATAAGATACCAGAGTTTAAAGCTATTTTTGTAGATGAAGCACAAGACTTATCTCCATTACAATGGAAATTAATTGATGTATTAAAAACTAAAACTGAACATTTATACTTAGCTGGTGATGATGACCAAGCTATCTATGCCTGGGCGGGAGCTGATGTATCTAGATTTATAACTGAACCTGCAAGAGAAATAGTTTTAAAACATTCAAGAAGAATATCTAAAGCTGTACAGGAGCAATCAGAAATACCCATTAGTCGTATAGCAGGCATCAGGAAACAAAAAAAGTATTTGCCAAGACCTGCAGAAGGATCGGCACAACATATAAATAATTTAGGTCAAATTAATTTAAAAGAAGGTAAATGGTTAATTTTATCTAGAACTAAAAGTAATTTACTTACAATTATGGAAGAACTCCGGCGTAAAAATCTTTACTATGAAAGTAATAAAGGAAAAAGTTTTACAGTGGGAATATATAAAGCTGCAGTAGCTTACACAAAATGGAGAACAGAGGAAGCATTAGAAGCAACCGAAATAAATGACGTCAGAGATTACATTCCAAATGCAAAATTTTGGAATAAAGATAAAGAATGGTATGATGTATTTACAGCAGCGCCACATAAAGAAGTTTTGTACATAAGAAATATGTTAGCAGATGGAGAAAAATTAAGTGGTAAAGCAAGAATATTTGTTTCAACAATTCATGCTGCAAAAGGTGGTGAAGAAGATAATGTAATTTTATCTTTACATCAAAGTAGTAAAGTTCAGAAAGGAATTAAACAAAGTGTTGACAAACAAGACGAGGAGCATAGAGTGTGGTATGTGGGCATTTCGAGAGCAAGAAATAATCTATATAAATTAAAAGCTAAAAAAGTTATAAAGGAGTACAAACTATGAGTAAAGTTTGGGATAAGCAGCACGGCGGGAGCCACTACCAAAAATATAAAATTCAACCCAGTAGGTTCGTAGTAGAGAATGAATTATTGTACCCTGAAGGCTGTGCAATAAAATATATTATAAGACATCGTGACAAAGGTAAAAAACAAGATTTATTAAAAGCAATACACTTTATCGAAATGATAATTGAAAGGGATTACAAATGAAGTTACCTAGTTACATGCAAGCTCAAACAGAATGGGTATGTCATAAAGAGTACCCTGACTTACGTGATTACGATGAAATAGCTATTGATTTAGAAACAAGAGATCCAGATTTAAAATCTATTGGTTCAGGTGCAGTTGTAGGACGTGGGGAGGTTGTAGGAATTGCTGTGGCTGTTGCCAATGGAAGTTGGTATTTTCCCATTGCTCATGCGGAAGGACCTAACTCAAATAGAAAAAAAACTTTAGAATGGTTTAAAGATATTTTAGATACACCGGCTACAAAAATATTTCATAATGCTATGTATGACGTATCTTGGATACGTAATTTAGGCTTAAAAATCAATGGTTTAGTGGTAGATACCATGATTGCATGTTCACTCCTAGATGAAAATAGATTTTCCTACACACTTAATACTTTGTCTTGGCACTATTTAAACAAAGGTAAAAATGAAAGAGCTCTTAATCAAGCGGCAAAAGAAAGAGGACTGGATTCAAAAGCTGATATGTGGAGACTACCTGCAAGTGAAGTTGGAGCGTATGCAGAAAAAGATGCTGAGTTAACTTTTGAACTTTGGCAGCATGTAAAAAAATTAATTATTGAAGAAGACTTACAAGATATTTTTAATCTAGAAACCGATTTGTTTCCTTGTCTGGTCGATATGCGTTTCCTAGGGGTGCGGGTAGACGTGACAGCAGCCAATCAACTAAAAGAAGAATTGACCCGAAAAGAAGAATTATTGTTACAGCAAGTCCAAAAAGAAACAGGAGTAGACACTCAAATATGGGCTGCAAGATCGATCGCAAAAGTCTTTGAAAAGTTAAACTTACCTTTTGACAAAACTGAAAAAACACAGTCGCCTTCATTTACTAAAAACTTTCTGTCTAATCATAAACATCCTACTGTACAATTAATAGCAGAGGCTAGAAGAATAAACAAGGTTAATACTACTTTTATAGATACAATATTAAAACATGAACATAAGGGTAGAATCCATGCAGAGATAAATCAAATTAGATCTGATGATGGTGGCACAATTACAGGAAGATTTTCTTATTCTAATCCAAACCTACAACAAATACCTGCAAGAGATAAAGTTTTAGGTCCAATGATTAGATCTTTGTTTATACCTGAAGAAGGTGCAAAGTGGGGATGCTTTGATTACTCGCAACAGGAACCAAGATTAGTTGCACACTACGCATTAAGATTTGGTTTAAGCTCTGTAAATAAAATTGCAGATTCATATGATTCAAATCCAAAGACAGACTTCCATCAAATTGTTGCAGAGATGGCAGAGATACCTAGAGATCAAGCTAAAGTAATTAACCTGGGTTTATTTTATGGTATGGGTAAGGCAAAACTTCAAGCTGAATTAGGTGTATCAAAAGACAAAGCCTCTGCGTTATCAGAAAAATATCACGCAAGAGTTCCTTTTGTTAAACAGTTAATGAATAAACTTATGAACGCAGGGTCTAGCAAAGGTAAAATAAAAACATTACTAGGTAGAAGATGTAGGTTTCCAAGATATGAACCAGTATTACGTGGTGATGATTGGGGTAAATATGTACCGCCAGAAGACCATGAAAGAATGTTAGAACTTCAACAGATGGGACCAACACTCCTAGATGAAGATGGAAATGATACAGGTAAAAAAAACTATTGGCACAACAATGCATCACGTAGAGCATTTACTTACAAAGCATTAAATAAATTAATACAGGGGTCAGCAGCTGACATGACAAAGAAAGCTATGCTAGAACTTTACAAGGAAGGCATCGTACCACATATACAAGTGCATGATGAACTTGATATATCTGTTACAGATAACGCAGAAAAGATAAAAGAGATTATGGAATCTGCTGTTGACTTAAAGATACCAAATAAAGTAGACTATGAATTCGGCCCTAATTGGGGCTCAATAAAATGATTGACTATGGCTTATTTAAATGCAAACATACCAGTAACTTATGCACAAATAAGAAGGGAGTATTTGTATGACCTTACCAGACATCATGGGGAAGTTGAAGATTGTATTATATTCGGCGTTACGTCAATCACGGGACGTCCTATCCTATTTCATGCGATTATGGAAAACGGGGCTATCTTCTATCGTCTCCCGATTAGCGCCTTCATTCAGCGCGGCTTTGAAGCAAAAGAAGTTCCTCAACGTAGACTTGATGAGTTGGAGCTCTGGAATTCTTTTAGTTATTATCCTGCTATTACTTCTTACGATATCCTAGACGGACAAGCAGGGAAATATATCGGTAAAGATAAAAAATGGTACTCAGGTAAATATTTATTTACTGTTGACTGGGCTCACCCAGAGAGTAATATAGTAGACACTGATCATTCAGAAATACCGCACGAACATAAGTGCGCACATATACTTGCCTTAGATGACGGCAACTATGCGGCTCAGCCAAACAACAGAATTATATGGGACATACCTTCATTTACTGTGAAGGATGATATCCCGGACTGGAAAGTTCAAACAAGCGAGTGGAACGTAGAAGACTCTCGCCAGTGGAGAACAGAGGACACTGATAAATTTTTCTATGAAATTGAGGAGAAGAAAAAATGAGTATTAGATATATAACACCACAAAATATTTGTGAAGTATGTGGTATCAGAACTAGAGGATTACCTTGCCCAACATGCACCGAGGTAAAAGAAGAAGTGATATCTATATGGAAAAAAATTTGGAAAAAAGTTAAATCCTTATTTACGCCAAAGGCACAGTAATGAATTTAGCTGATCTGTTAAAGAAAAATATTGTAATGGTTCCTGTCGTAGCTTCGGTCTTGGTCGGAACTTTTACAGGTGTAAAATACATTGTTAATCTAACAGACACAATTAATGGCAACAGAGCAGAGATAGAAAAAATTAAAACAGTCGATCTTGTAAATATACAAAGAGATATGGCTGTACTTACAGAAAAAACAAATACAATCCTACAAAAATTAGAACGAGCAGAAGGCACATGGGAAATGGCTGAAAACTTGTATGAGTTGTTAGCTAATCGTGTCAATGACCTGGAGTGGGATATCAAAGATTTAAATAGAGAAATAAATTATTAGGATGAATTATGGAGATAGCCAGGATGAATTATTACTTTACAGGTATATTGGTTGTCTTACTTTGTTTATTAGCTTGGATTGGCCCTGCATATCCTAGAAACGAATATTTAAACTCATACCCTAACGAATGTAGAACTGGTGAAGTAGATGTATCAGTGTCTCGTAGAGATTATGATTATAACAACTATGATAATTCTTGGAATGGTAGTGAATCAGAAGAAGTAAGACTTACGTTTAGAAAATACCTTGGTAATTTACAATGTAATGAAAGAAATGATTTAGCATTAGAGAATGAAAAACTTAAACAACAACTAGAGTTAATGAAAATGTGTAACAAGGTTAACAGAAATCCTACACTAAAACGTAATGAAAATTTTAATTTATTAGTATCAAAATGTGAAGGTGTAATTCCTACAAAGGTTGAAGAAGAAAGACCTACAGAAAAAAATACCTGGAAAGGTATGAAAAAAGA